GGCCTCATAAGTGATCGTTTGATTCGGCTGAAGAACAATGTCTTTGCCGTCTTTCAGGAAGACACTCGCAAATTGTTTTGCCCAACTGCCCCACATATTCGCCATTTTTAGCTCCTAAAATTAACCGATGATCGCGATTTTCCACCCGCCCACCGGGGGATTTTCGCTAGCTGTAAATAATATATTATTTTCGTCCACAATAGTAACCATGCAACCGATTACCTCGCCCGATGACCCGTCGCGGATTGTGTACGTCACATCCTCACTGTTTAGATTATGGTTAATTAATATAGATTCTTCCGTTAACCACGTTGCAGAAAATTTTTTGATGCCTGCGCTATCGTTAAAACGATTCCAGTCAACCGACGAAAGGTATCCGTCCGTCGTCGCATCGGCTTGCGTAATGGATATGTTCCGCGCTTCCGAATCATAGACAATCGGAGGTGTCGCAGAGACAACGCCAGCCGGACCTTGAAGGCCGGTGCCGATGTTCAAATTTATGTTGCTTAGTTTTGTTGATTGATTGTTTCGGCGACGAACCAAATTCAAATTAACTTCAGTCATTTTTTCCCCGTGGCTTTAGTTTCCGGAAGAAAAAACACTATCAAAGCAAACGAAAAATGTAATGCTATAAATGCTTTAGGATTTTACGGCGTAATCTCAAATTGACCAAACGCCAGCCGGTAAACAATGCCTTCCGAGCTGGCTATTGTGATTTCGTATACCCACATTCCGACCGGCAATTCAGCCGTATCGGTCGCCGATATCTGAAAATTAATGATTCCCCGATCCGGAAGTAATTCGGCCCGACCATTGGCAATCGTACATTCCGCGATATACCCCGGTGATCCAAAGGTTTCCTGGATTCCAAATTTTGGCAGGTATCCTGTCAGGTCGTTAGGTAGGTCACTACAAGATTCAAAGACATAGCAGGAAGTCAAAAACGTGATTCCTTGCTGCAACGCGCCGCTGTAACGGTCAGTATTGATAAAATTGAAAGTATCGTTTGAAATCATTGTGATTTCCCTATAAAAAAAAATAATTTTATCGAACCCTCGTTGCCATAATCGTACCAAACGCTAGACCGCCAGATGCACAAGTCGCCTGACAGTTTAAATACCAAATTAAAGTATTATTTTGCGTCACTTCTGTTCGTATCAAAGGAAGATTTAAACAAATTGAATAATCAATCGGGCTTGCCGCCGTCAAATTTTCCATCACCATTCCTTGATCCAGAGTTAATGAGGCTGAAGTAATGCTTAGGCAACCGGCCATCAATGAAATTGGGTTAACTCCAGAAATTCTAAAAAACACTCGACCGTTTATATCCCACAAACCCGGCTGTAAAGTCAGGGAGGTTATATTTCGAGCAACTCCACTTGTTAAACTAACCGCGCTCGGAGAAGTTATTGATTGATAAATCATTTCTCCGACGCTTCCGGTTGAAATAAAACTTCCCGAACTTGCAAACCCCGGAATCGCGCTGTAAAAAGTCATGTTTTTTACCCTACAAAATTCTAGTCATTTGAATCGACCCAGAACCGAGAGAAGTTGTGGAATTGCCAGACATCGTGTAAATGACAAGATAATACGTTATGTTAGGATTGCTCTGGTATGCGCCGACAATGCTGCGAGGGATATTCAAACATATATCAACGTTCGCACCTTTTGGAACGTCGCCAATAGTGACCGGAAAACCCGCTAAAGAAGAATAATTTAAAAGTGTCCAGACCGGCTGAAGTGATGCCGGTTGCTCTGATAAAATACCAATGTAACCGGCATTTCCCAAAGTATAGGTATTTGTTACAGCAAACCGCGCCGTAACCTCCCATCCGCCCGGATAACCCGCAGGCAATGTCAAATTACAAATGTCTGTATATGTTCCGCTTGCCATAGAAATTGCGTTTGCCGATAGTCGTTGCGAAAAAAGTTGTTGGCCGACGAAATTAGCGGGAACCGCCGAGCCATCCGCCGTGATTCTTCCGTGAGCCGGTGAAAAATAAGTCATGCAAATCCCCTAAGCAACGCGACGGGCATTAATCCACCCAGACGCTAAAGCCGTTCCTGCACCACCCGTTGCTTTTGCACAAATATAATAGACGACCGTTGACCCAGCGGCGACATTGACCCTGGTGTTTGTGGTGACTGCGCTCCCCGCGCTTTTTGTCGAAAGTGAAAATGTTGAACCGCCGCCAATCTTTACCGCACCCGCGTCATTGGTAATCGTTGCAGAAGTCGAGGAAATTCCATAATGCAATTGCGTTACGCTAACCATAGATCCAGAAATGCCAACATAACCCGTTAAATTCCAAGAACCAGCCGTCAAGGTTATTTGCGCGACGTTTGCCGTTACGTTTGCGACGCTAGTTCCGCTCGACGACACTCTAGTTTGAGCGATTAACTCACCGGCAAGATTAGGCTCGGCTGGCGTACTTGGTCCGGTTGAAATATACCCTCTGACCGGCGAACGGTATGTCATACAATAAACCAGCCAGTTCCATCGCAAACAACCGTAACGGCTTGATACTGCGACAATACACAAGTCGTTTGTCCGTCGATCAATCCGCCGCCTGCAGCCGTATTCACTGTGACTAAATACGGCAAGGCTAAATTAGATTTTATTTGATACTGACGGCCTGATATTCCGCCGATCGCTGGCAAGGTGACTGCATAAGACGACGAACCAGCACAAATCAAAGTCGAATCGGTAGAAAGTATCGTATATGCAGCGGTAACGGCCTTCACGGTTGTGTTAACCGCTAAAAATTTTTGCCATTTTGTCGTGTCGGTAACAAGATTGTTTATATTTCCGTTTGTCAAACTGTAATAAAGAACGCCGCTCGAATTGACAAAACTCCCGATATAATACGTTTCCGTCGCAATCCATTCGGGGATTCCCATTTGAAATTGATATGCAATTTGACGGGAAAAAAGATACTGCAAGGCGTTCATATCTTGCAATGCCGGTGCCTGATTCAAAACCGTTGCCGATTCCCAGCCTTCTCCGTATGCCGCAAGCGATTGAATTACTATTGGATCGTTAGAATAAGACGGATTTGAAGCGGCAAGCGAACCAAAAACCGCGACGTTATCAATTGCCGGAACATCGCCGCAAAATATTTTTTGGATCGCCCTAGTTATTTTTGCCATCGCCGCGCCTCAAATCTTGATTATGTAGTTAACGACCTGGCTTTGTGGTCTGGTTTCGGTGTCGCCGGTAATGCCTTGAGCCGCCGCCGTTCCGCTCACGGATACGGTGTGGGTGTGTTCTGTCGATGTTGCGGTAATAAAATTGTCTGCCGTTCCAATTAATTCATTTCTGCCTGGCGACCAATTTATACCAGAACGACCGCCTTGCGCATTTCCATACCAACTGTGGCTGTGAGTCGCATTTGCAGACATCCCGCCAGTTGTACCACTTGCTGAAATTGACGAAGGAAGGTTTGCAAGACTATTTTTTGCCGTCGCGTCGTCCTTCCAAACTCCGAGAGTATTTGCGATGGCAAGGTTATTTGTGCCGGTGCCGCGCAAAAATAAAGAACGATAATCGGGAACCCTGAAAAAACCAGACGTTGGGGACGCCCAAGCCGAACCCGTTGTCGGGTTAACCTGAGTCGCATACGTCGTTCCGATTGCCGAAAACAGTTCGGAATAAACGGTTTGCGAGTATTCCGCTCCGTCGCAATTAATCCAACCGCTTGGTGCCGATGATCCAGCGAAAGCAAAAACCGTTCCGCTTGGGCAATATCCTGCGTAGCTCATATTAGTTTACCACCCAGTTTGATCCGTCTGAAGTCACGCGCAAGGCTTCAAATCGGCTAAGTTGTTTCGTTGCAATGGTGTCAATCAAAGAACCGCCAGAGGCGACCACGGTTAAAATTGAGCCTGCGTTTAGATAACTTTTCAAAGTGTGTTCTTGGCCGACGTTTGCGGCAACGGCTTGCGGTAGGGTAATCGTCATCGACGAACCGCTGGCCTTTACAAGATAATCGCCGTTTACGACCGCATAGTTTGCCGAAACAGAAATGATATTTCTCGTTACAAGAGGAAACCAATTCGCCCCGGAAGTAACCGCGTTTGCAAGATTGTCGTTTGTGACTGAGCGATAAATCGAGCCGTTATAATTTACAAGATTGTTCGAGTAATAAACTTGCGTCGCAGAATATTCAGGGATGCCGGATTCCATGAGATACGCAAGCTGCCTACTGAAAACCCACTGCAATGCGTTCATGTCCTGCAAAGCTGGAGCTTGGTTTGATACAGCCGCGCCCGACCAGCCTTGACCCCATGCGGGAAGGGATTGAACGACATCGGCGTCGTCGCTAAATGCCGGTGCGTCGGCTTTCAGGGAACCAAAAACGGCGATATTGTTGTTTGGCAAAACGTCGCCGCAAAAAATTCTTTGATTTGCCCGTGAAATTCTCGTCATCCGTCAATCCTGTCTTGGTCTGTAATGAACGTTTGGCCGTTGAATCCGCCTGCGTATGTCGAAAATCCTAAGTCATTTCCGTTTGCATATTTATAATTAGCAAAACCGAAAATCTTAGAAGGATCGGGAACCAAAAAAACGCCGGTTATTTTTACGCCAATCGGCTTTGGAAGTAACCCGGCCTGCACCGCAAGCAACGCAATGTTGCCAGTATCTTCTGTAACAGCATAACTTATTTTCATGTCCCTGTTATCAAAACAAATCAGCTGATAAACAAAAACAGAAAAAAGAAGATCGGCTATTTCTGCGAGCGAATTATTTAGTTGATTCAAGATGATTTTCATTCGTAGCAGCGGCCTATATTCCGGGTCGCTCAAAGAATAAAAAGAAGTATTTGCGAAAACATACAAATAAAAACTACTGCCAGCATTTATAGTGTTATCGGTGTAATCAGTGAATCCGGCTGGAATTGGAATGTGCAGCGGGTCGCCGTAATCAGGCATACCGAAATCATAACGCTCGATGATTCCGGGTATCGTTCGCGAAAGTCCAATATACTGGCCCAAAACGTCAAGCTGGACCCCGACCGCAGTATCAATACTAAATCCATTTTGAACGTCGAATTGAACTAACGAGCAAACGGCTTCGGTGTCAAAAAGTCCTATCGTTCCGCGAGCCTTGGTTAAATTAACGTACTGATTCAACAGGAGGTTTTGATATTCCTCGACGATCGCTGTAATTTCGGCCTGAGTCGCCATATTAAACGACCGTTATTGTTATGCGAGGAATCGAGTTTAAAAATCTTCCGTTTAAGAGGGTCGGATATAAGAACGGCGAAAACGTTATGTTGTCCTTTGAAACACCGCCAGAAATCACAACAGCATTAGGGTCGGCTTCCTTTACGACCGTTGTAATTGCCGTGTAATCGGCTGGCTGATAAATTGTGTAAACAATTGAATTGTAAATAACCTGCGTTAAATAATCCGGGTCAATCAAGTGATTTGGGTCAAGGGAAGTAACGGTCAATTTAATATACAAGTTTTCATAAACTGGCCTGTCAAACAAAACGGTAAAATCAAAACCGTTGACTTGAACGATCGTCACGGCTTCAGAACCTTTCATTCCGCAACCGGCATTTCTGATTTTATAAATCACCTTCCCAATATCTGAATCAGAACCGCCATCGACAACGGCCCACATAGTATGAGCTGGTATTCCGTTAGCGTCTGTGACGTTGGTATCGTTCTCAAACACCTTTACGCCAATTACGTTATCTACAGCCAATAGGTTTCCGGTCATCGACGGTAGCCATCCCTGCGCCGGACTTGCGACAGAGTTTGTCCGTCGAATCCTTAAAGCAACGTCGGTTTCTTGGCTAACGCCCGTCGATATTGCTGAGTCCGGATTGTTAACTGCGCTAACGCCAGCCGTGACGGTAGCGATTACCGTAATCGTATTCGGAACCGTTTCGATCAATCCTGGCGTGACTGAGATAAATTCGAGAACGTGCGACCCTGCCAGCAACGAAACCGTTTCCTCTAATGCGAAATTGTTACCTGTCGTGCTGCGAATCGTAAACGGCGAGGTCGGGTTAGTGTCAATGCCTTGTAGGGTAACGCTTTGAGTCGTGGTCAAAGTCGCGTTAGTTCTAGTAAACGTCGCGCCGCCCCTGATTACTCCGTTTATCGCGCAACGCTGATCGAGAACCGATCCGACCGCGCTATCAGGCGAAAACCCGTTATAAACTTGAACGATCGAATCCAAGGTGTCGATCACGGCCTGCGCGAACAGGTTAATCATCTGACTGTCGGGGGAATTTGCGTTTAAATTTATATCCGCGCCGTAAATCGAGCGCATACCGTCAGACAGAGCCGTGATGATTTCGTCAACGGTCGCAGTGTGAAGTCCGGTTGAATCGACGTAATTTAAAGTCATTGCAGTAAAACCTCGCCGATCAATTGGACAGTGTAAATTGTGTTAACGGAATATGTAACGCGAGCCTCACGATCCGCGTTAAGATCATACGTTAAATCTACAACTCTTGTGACTCCATCAACTTCCATTATTTTATTTTTGATTGTCATTATAAACAAATCTTTGTTTTTTTGACCTAAAATTGAAAACCACGGAACACCAAAATTTGGATCATAAAAACATTCTTGGAAGAAAGTTTTGATACTGGTCGATATGTCGGCACGAATTGCCGCGTTCTCGGTAAAATAACTTTGTTGGCCTTGGCCGAAAATCCAATCGCCAGAGCCATCAACGCCGCGAAATAGCATCATGGCACCCCATCCGATAGAAGCGTTCCAAATTGCGTTTTGACTAAATTCAGAGCAACTTGACTCGCAGGTGAAACAACGCCGGTTGTTCCGGCAACATTTATTATAAGGCTATTGAGTGCGGTAATTAAAGAATCAATCAGCAATTTCAAGTTTGCTATGTCGTTTTTTATAACGATTTTTTGCAATCCGCCATTTAAAACGACGACGGTTTCGAGCAATGCCTCCGCATTACTTTGATTTCGGACCCCGACCAAAACAAAGCCGTCGGAAAGGCTATGACACCTCGGCGTAGCTGGAACGTTAATTTCGCCGGTCAACCACCATGTATCAATATCGCGGTCGTTAAAAAGAACAAGGCAAGTATCACCGGCCTGGATCGGAAAGGATAAATACGACGTTCCGCCGCTTAAAAAAACTACCGGGCAATCCTGTAAAACCGGATATGGCATTGATTCGCCGGTCGCTAATTGTCTTTTGAATTGTATTTGCACGCTGGCCGTATTTTTCGCCGCGTCATAGCTGATTATTTCTGCGACTTGGATACAGTTCAAAGAATACGCAAGGTCGGATTTTGTGCGATTAAGAACGTCGCGCATTTCAACATCGCTAACTGGTCCTAAAATTCTGTTTGTCATGGGTTATTCTTTAGATAATTTATGATGTTTTGACGGATAACGTTTCGAATATCTACGTTTAATAACGTGACTTTTGTTTTCAACTCGCCGTTAACCGCGTCGGATATAATTCCAGTATGGTCGATTCCGGTCAATTTATATGTTCCGTTGTAAATTGCTTCAACGTCGCTAATGACAGTGACCTTTTGCGACGGGAATAACCGAGGTTCAAAAAGCATTGATAGCTCAACAAGGGTTTGACTTCTTTGCGGGGTATCAAGAAGTCCAAAACTTTTATCAATTGTTTCTACTTCGCCTTGTAAAACGTCGTCTTGTTTTAAGCAATAAACTGTTTGGTTATCAATGTATGTGCATCCTTCGGTTAACTGACTTAGAGCGTCGAGTTGGTTTCCCAAAAAAGTTGTGCCTCTCGCCGATGTCCCCTTGAATTGGTCGCTGACTACCGCGCCAATTATGTTTGGCATGGATTGAGCAAGCCGAATTATCTGAGTTTTGATTGATGTTCCTGAAGGCATGGTTAACCCAAGGATACCCATTGACGCGGCCTTGCCGCCATCCCAACATTCAATAAATGTTTTGTAATCACAGCCATCACGAACCGAATAGGCTTGTTTTATTTCACCGGCAAAACATCGACTGAGAAATGTTGTTTTGTCGTATTTATACCCGGCCCAAAACTCTATCGGTTTTACAATTTGTAAATCAAAAATATCTTTGTAAATTTTGTTCCTAGTCGTTTGATTCAGATTGTAAATGACAAAATTCGCCGTATTTAACGAAGCTAGATTTTTTCTCGATATCGTCAATTCGCAGGTAATTGGATTCTTTATTTCGACGATTTCATTGGTGCTAGTCGTTAATTTTAGATTATAAATCCTATTAAATTTGTATGGTATTTCAGCCATAAACCACCGACTCCGTTTCGATCACATCGGCTGAATCAAGGTAATATAATTTGCAATTGGTTAGGAAAGCGTCTTGCGTCAAAGGGTCTGTATTGTTGTTGGTTGAACATAGCAAACCGAATGGAAGTAATTTTTTATATTGCCTCAAGAAATTTGGGCTTGCCGTGATCCTTTGATTTGTAACCGTGAAATCCTGCCAAGTCAGCGTAAAAAACCAGCCGTACTGATTCGGTTTATATTCAATGTAAAATTCCGCCGTTTCGTAGCCGGAAACAACGAGACGCATTATTTGTTTTGGGTCGTTTGTTACATTGTCCAGCAACAGCATTTTATTCTCGATTTTAATTGAAGGCTTTAATCGTTGCAGAGCCGATTGATTTTAATATCGACTGACCTTTTACCGTCCCTTGGTCAACGGCTTTCGATCGCTGCGCTTGCGGTTTTTTGCTTAAAGGAACCGCGCTTGCAGTAATTGTTATTGGGTTCACTTGTTTGAACGTGACGGAAACTTCTGTCCAATCTTTCGTTTCCTCGCCCTGCGTAAATTGAAGATTCTCGATAACCATGTTATCCAGCGAACCCCAAGGCATGGCAATCGTGCATAAGGTTCGAGTGTCCCAATATGATTTTAATATAAAATAGGCTTCAGTTTGAGGAGTAGTCGCAGTTGATATCGCACCAAATAATGTTTTCGTATCGTTGATAACTTTTTGCGCTTCAGCGATTAATCTAATTGATTCGTTGTAAACATAAAGAGCGTCAATTGAAGCCTGAGCAAACCCTGGCTCAAGTCCCGGAGTGTTTGATATGCGGTTAATTGTTTGCTCGGCGTAAATCGCTATGGGGTCTTTTTTCCAGATAACGTCTGAAACAATCCCGCTTAACGTCACCTTGATAGGCTGTAAAGCAACATGATCTTGAATCGTATTGTTTGATTGTGTCCAGTGGTCAGTGATTTGCGATTGGAACGTAATGCTTTCGCCGGTCGGTATGGAAAAAAGAAAACCCTGGATGCCGACAGGAATGTTTGTATTCTTTGGTTTAACAAACGCAAGGCTCAACGACGTTACATTGATCGCCGCGCCAGCTAATTGCAACGTGCTACTTGACGATGCCAAAAATCCCAGTAGTGAATTTGCCATTTAAAAATTCCCCACCGGCTGGCTATACAATGAAGTGCTGTTTTGCATACGAAATTCTTTTTTTATTGCCTTTGCGGTATCAATTGGGGATTTGCTTCCGTCAATGTTGATGTTGAAAGTATTACCTCTTGCGTCGGTTATGTTGTTTGGCTGCGCAGCATAAGTCGGCTGCGTAATTGCCGAAAACGCCTGACTGCCCGGAATAACGAATGGATGAATCGTTTCCCATATATTTTTTATAAATTTTGCCCATTCCGCATTTTTTAAGTATTCATTTATTCGTGAAGCCGCCGCAATAACTCCGTCTGCAATTTCGTTGACCCATTTTACTAGGTCGCCGGTATAACTTTCATCCCCACGAAAGAACGCCAAAACGTCATCCAGAACCGCTAAAGCAACGACAAGGCCAGCCGTCACCGATGCCCAAAACGGACCCATTAAAATTCCAAGGACACCTAACGAAATCCCGCCTAAAACCATACCCAAAACTTTGAAACGGTCGGTCAACAAAACCATTCCGTTTGATATAAGGCTAATACCGTATGCCCAGCGATCAACGACATCCATTATAGGTTTAACTATTGGAATAAATGTTGCGCCAAGTTTTTTCATAGCAAGCTGAAAGTTGTTTGTAGAGCGATTGAAAAAAACGTCGAATGTTTTTAAGTTTTTGATTTCTTTTTCGCTGAAAATAAAACTTTTGTTTGCCGGTGGTAGGTCTTTTATTTCGCGAATAAATGTCTGCATATCTTCGCTGAAACCAGCTGATTTTGCCAAAGTTGTAAACATTGGTTTTGACATCGAATCCATTGCGCGGCCAAGCTGTTTTAATTGCTCAATTGGGTCTTGACCTGGAGCAAGTCCTAGCAATTGCCATGCGTGTGCGTCGCCTTGACCTAACAACAAATTAGTCGAAGTTTCCTGCAAATTCTTTAATGCGTTTCCTACTTCATCGGTGCTAATTCCGCTTGCCGCCGCCTGTTGTTCTAATTCTTGCAGTTTGTCCGTTGATAGGCCGGTCAATTGGCTGAACCGTAAAAGATTTGCTCCTACGTCGGATGATTTTTTTGCCAGATAAGTCATTGCCGCTGCAAAAGCAAGAACCTGAAGTCTCACGGAATTGACTACGCCAATAGAATTTTTTAATTTATCAAATAAAGAACTAAAAGAGGTTCTTCCTCTGTCAGTTTGTTTCGCAAATTCTTTCTGAGCGTCGGTATGATCTTCCGTTGCCGTCACGGATTTTTCTTGCACCTTGTTCAACTGTATTTCTTCTTCAGTAACCGCTCCAAGTTTGACGGCAATCTTTGAAAGCATATCGGCCATCTGTTGCATGGCGACGGTCAATTGATCGGTCGTTTGAGCTAATTTTGCCTGAACGGATTCAAATTTTTGAGCCGCGTCTGTCCCGGTGCTTTTAAAACCTACACTGAAGAATAAACTACCGAGTTGCATTTTGTGACCTCATCAACATCATTTGATGTTCGTAGTTTGTTTTGAATTTCAAATAGTCATAAGCATCCATGACCAAATCCGCCCGTTCGTTCATCAAAACTTCAGGCGAACCAAAGCCATGCGCGGCCAGCTCCATAATAACAAACCTATGGCGTGACATGGTAATTTTTACATCTGGTAGGTTTTTGTCTGGTTCTGTTAGCTCATTTGTAAAAGCGAAACCAGACTTCCGAAAAAAGGGGATACGTTTTCCTTGAGCGCATAGAAACACGCAAAAAGATAATCGCCACGGGCTTCTTTTTTCTCAAACGTCATCGAATCAATTTTAGTGTCGTTGTATCGGCATTTTGCAAAACACTGTTTTACGGATTCCAAAACGACGTTACTTGCGAGGATTGAACAAATTGGACCTTTCAAAACCATGACATCAGAAGCCATGATTTGCGAAAGATCCAATCCTTTTAGGTCAATTTGGGTTTTCTCGATTTCTTTAATTATGGATTGAGATACAGCCCAAGAACCTTCATAGCTCAAAGGCTGTACCTCAAATTTTGCGCCCGACGGCAAAATAAATTTTTCCATAATCTAAAAATCCTATTACGCGATAGCCCGTGGGGACGACGCGAATTGCATTGTATACATACTGACCGACTGTTGAACATCGCCTTCGACGTTACTAACGCCTTCGACCAATTTCGTGAACACGCCGCCCGACAGGATATAAGTATCAGCAACAAGGTTTCCCGCGCCGTCGCCGATTTGCTTAATCAATTCGCCGGTCATCAAAACAAATTTCGTTGGAGCGTTCCGGTAATCAGAAATCAAGCTGTTTAGAAATTTGTCGTCATCGGACCCGCGAAGTACGCGCAATTCCATGGTTGCTTGGTTTCCGGACTCGTTGCTTGCGAAGATTGCGTTTCCGTTTTTTCCTGTCTTTACGGTCACAATATCGGTCGAGTAGGTGACTTTGCAAACATCGCCGTCTGGAAAGTCGGTCAGCAACCGAGAATTGATTTTAATTGTATCCTGGCCTGAAAGTCTAAATACAGACATGGAATTATCCTTTTATTGATTAACGTAAACGAGAACATCACTCGTATGAATCGCGCCAGCGTATTTGATCGCCAATTGAATCGGAGGTGCTTTCCGCAAATCCCTATCAGCCGCCGATTGTGCCGACACCGGACTTGAATAAATGTAATATCCGAAATCAGCGACGTTACGAATGAAGTCTTGAGGGTTCCCAAACGTATCCGGGGAAGTCCACGCACCCGGCGCAATGAACGCATTGCTAACAGCGCCCTGACAAACTCCGCGATATGCCGATTTTAAACCGGCCATGCCTGCCTCGGTCTGAGGAATTTTGGTCGATGTTTGAGCCAAGAAATTAAAGCCTGCGACTTGCAGGGAACCAACGAACCAGTCGAGGTTATAAACGTCATCAAAAAAATCGTTAGCTCCGTAGCTAAGAACCGATGACCGGCCTGCGATACTTGCGTAAACGTCTGCACCGACGGCTTTCGCATTTGTAATGATTGTCTGGGTCAGGGTCGAATCAGCGGAAACCGTCAACAATTGTTTTAGGTTCATCGTTAGGGTCGTATTTGCTGCGCTAAAATTCACGCTCATCGCGCGGCCCATGTATGCCCAGAGCATTTTCGCAGGATCATCGGAACCGTAAAACAGGCAACGGGTATGCTTTAGTCCTTGATCTTGGACCTTGAAAAACAAACCACCGGGACCAACCAAATCGGTATCGTCATCCGAAACCACAAACAACATTTTTCTGGATGATTCTGCTACCGCGCCAGCGGCCAAGATTTCAACGTCGGTCAATCCGGTCATGGTGTATGAACACGCGCCGAAAAAAACCAAACCTTGAGCGCGAGTAATCGCGGTTGCTAATGTTTCCCCTGCCAAAATAGGCACGATGATAAATAACCCGCCTCCGGTCAGGATGTTTGGTGACTGGCTGAAGACACTAACCGCCGCTGCGTAAACATCGCTACCACTGCCCCAATCCGTCGCAACGTCAACGGCTGAGGTGTAGGTCAGGTATCCGAGGGGAATCGCGGCAATCGGAGTTTCATCGGTGAAACATACGATGTTGTTCACCGAGTATGGAGCAAGACCAGAAGGCGGTGCCAAGACACTCACGTTGATAACGTTGGAAATATTAATAATCGCCATTTTCGTTCACCTTCCCGGTTATATTATAAATCTCTGTGAGATATTGGTCGAAATATTGGCCTTCGCTAATCCTACTATATGCCCGTAACACGCGCAAAGTGATAGTCTGTCGGAATAAGATAGCCGATCCTTCTAAAAAACTCGTATCCGAAATGTTACTCGGAATCACGCCAATAGAAAATCCAATTTCCTCTTGCACCTGCCTTGAGTAAATGGATTGAAAACTACCGATCAATTCAGGCATCCTTTCGACCGCAGAAGAATCATACGAAAACATATTGATGCTTAGTGTTTCTTGCATCATTTGACTTATTTCTTGCTTATACGTCGCGCCGTTCCCGGTAAATTTTGTGTTATTCCCAAACGGAACCGACGACATCAAGCCGACTACAACGAACAATCCTTCGCTCGGCGGGATTTTTTTCCGTTGGTTGTAAATGTAAATTTGATCGCTGGTCAGACCCATGTAGTTCTGAATAATTTCGCAGATGATTTGAGCCGTAATCATAGGTTTTCAAATCCTCTGACCAGTTCGTATTCCATGTAGCCGTATTGGTCGTACTGTTTTAAGGCGATTACCCGGTAGCGATACCCGTCTTCAAGAATCACTACGTCGTCAAGTTGTAGCTGCAAAACCGGCGAGCTATGAAGTTGAACGTAACGCCAGCCGCGTTCTCCTTCCGGCTTCATTTCGATCTGTTTTGCCGACAACGGTTGTAACACGCCCATGAATGTATATCCGAGAACGCTTTCGACCGTCTTAAAGTCCTGTTGAGATTTCGCGACAATGCCGATTGTCATTTTCTGTGACCAAGACAAAACAGCCGTTCCTAATTGTGGAAAACTCGGCAACATTATTTATCCTCCACAGCATGAGTAATCGCCCG